CAGCACTATCAACAGATTTTGTTACCGGTAAATTACTTAAAAAATCACTCATACATTAGTTCCTTGAGCCAAAGGCAATTCCAGGAAGTCCGCTTACAGCATTAACAGCAGCACCTGGGGTCAAAATTAAATTAGTAGCTTCGGCAACTAGATTTTCTTTTGTTATAGTTCTTAGGCTCTTATAAATGTTAATTGCTGTAACGGCATTTTTAAAAAAGTTGCCGGATCTAGAATCGCTGCCGCCTTGATAGTAGTCGCCGTATATTGCTTGGTTATCATTCAACTCGCCAAGTAATGGTGTTGCTGCGTTTATCAGACCTCCTGGTCCAAATAGTCCAGTGACAGTTCCTCCGCCTACAGTTAACGGACTAGGAGTTACGTCGTAATACATGTACATACCAAAATTATCTGGTTCTTTACCTTTGATAATAGCACCTGCTCCGTACAAGACAGATTCATATACTATACCCATCTGAGCATCTACGGTGCCATTGCTAGACGCATAATCTACGTTCCCGTGATTCCAACTAACGATATGAGGATTTACTAAAATATAAGACTGGAATCTTTTTTTACTCATGGTGTATATTGTAATATGATTAAAAAAAGGTTTATAGAATGCTGTTCCAGCAGCATCCTTATCGGCTTTAACTCCCCTAGTCCTATCTAAGCCATACTTGTAATTTCCTGCTCCGATTGACTGTTTTGAATAAGGACCAGTTGAGGTATTAGCCCAGGCTTGGATTGGTTGTAGTCTTTCCGGAGAATAGTAGCTGAGGTATTGTGCCCAAAGAGCATTTACTTTACCCATGCTATCATCGTGAAATGTTAGATTTAGTGGTTCGTATTTTAAATCTTTGTAAATTACTTTCTTTCGATTATATTGATTTTTAACATCGTGTTCGAGTGTAACTTTAGGTAGGTCTGATTGTTTTACAAACATTCCAATTCTTTCTGAGGTAAAAGTATATACACCAGATTGAAGTGCTGGCTGGTTAACTTCAAAGTTAACATAGAAAGAAAACTTTGTTCGAGGCACATGAGCCATGCCTCCATCGATGAATATCTTAGACGCATGCCTAAAGTCACCCAGATTGCCTTTGGGGTTTAAAATACCTGCTGCTGCTCCGGTGAGAAATCTTGTATATTGGTCTGCCATAATATTATTTAGTGATAAAAAAAGCCCGGTAATACCGGGCTTGATTTGTTTTTGGCTATTAGCCTGTAGCTAGGCTACCAATAGTTCTAGCACCAATATTTCTACCGATACCGTCAACACCGCCGCCTTTGTATTGGATCGCGTTATCATAACGGATAGCTAGTGCTATCATAGCAGGTTCGTTTGATGTGTAATTTAAGTCACCGTAATCGATATTCTGTACAAAACAACCGTAGAGTTCAAATGTTTCTAGAACGTTTGGTGTCTGTGCTCCGTTACCGCCATCTAATACTTCAATCAATGTGGTGAATTTATAATCTTGAGCAGATGCTGCTCCTGATTGTTCAAAGAAATCAAATTGTTTCTGAATCTGTTCACCGCATAGTCTTTGAATAGATCCTGTAGCATCGTCCCTTACGTTTAATGTTACTGGTTCCCAATTGTGTCTACCAGCTAGATATACTCTTGAGTTATATACTGGAAGTTCGATTTCTTCAAAGTTGACTTTGGGTCGGGTTATATCGTTTACTTGTTTTGTTAATTCTGTTGATACTGTGCCATTTGCCCCGAAGCCTTGTAAGACTACCCTAAATCTATACTTTAGCTTGGGCATTAACAAGCCTTGAGCACTAGACGAAGCGTCTGTTGCTAGAGGTACTGTTAATTTTGATAGTGTTGAAATTGCCATATTCTTATGCTCCGGATAATGTTATTTAGCTCTTATGATTGGGGGATTTTCACCCCCAAATTATTAAGATGCTCTTGACGCTGCTATCTCTCCTGTGTTTTTCAATCTTAATGGGATATAGATAAATTCGATTGCTTTAACTGGTTCAATCGCGATATCAACATATAGTTCATTTCGATCAATCCTTGCTGGAGTATTGTTTGTTTCATCGCAAACTACTGCGTAGTCATAGATAGCACGTAGACCTACAAGCTCTAGCAATAGACTTTCAACTGCCTGTTTAATCTCATCTCTAGTTAATTTATCGTTAGGTTCAAACACAAACGGTTTAGCAAGTTTGTTTAATTGAGAGCGTAGATAAATCACTAAACGAGATACGTTAATTCTATCAAGCGCCGATGTTCCAGAACTTAATGTCTTTTGACCGTAGTTTACTAGACCCACGCCGTTGAAATATGTTAACGGATTAACCTTGACGTTTGCCATTGTATCACGTTGGCCTTCTGTTAATGCTACAGGTCTAAATTCGCCTGTTCTTTCGTCTAAGTAACCTACTGAAGTAGCATTATTTATTTTACCTCTTCTAATACCTGCTTGAGCGAACCATGGGTAAGCAATTTGATCATTTAGAGCAATAGTTCTTAGCATCATGTGACTTGGAGGAACCATAATAGTGTTTCCAGTGTTGTCGCTGGTTAAACCTGCTGGATAGAATACACCAGCATATGGATCAGCACTGATTAGACCAGTGTCTCCGTTGTCAGTGGCACCGTTTAGATTTAGTCCCCATTCATTTAAAGAATTTGTATCTGCTTTTAATCTGAGAGGAGAATCACCAATAATAAATGCTGTTGTTCCTCTGTCAATGTTAAGTTCAATCATGTTCTGAATTAATTCAGGATATCCTGGACATGCGATAAGATTAAAATTGCGGATTTCATCTTCTCTAATTTCTGCATTAGAATTAACAAGTCCTTTTAGTGCTATTACAACTACTTCTCGTTGTGCTTTGCGACCAAAGTTTTCACCTGAATCAGTAACCCAACGAGCTGGTTCATAATCAATCATTGACTCGTCACCATATCGGCCGTTATCTGCTGAAGTATCTACGTGATTTCTTACATATTTCTTAATATTGAAACCGCTTCTGCGAGTGTTGAATAACAAGATTCCTCTTGGATATAAGTCTGGATCAGGTGCGTCATAGTCAACAAAATCGCTGCTCAATAGTTCTACTACGGTAGCAGGATCTTTAGATTCACCATTTAGATCCCATCTAGCATCAGCAAACACAATACCGTCTTCTGATGTGCTATCGCTCTTGTCGATCAATACCCAATTGTTGGCAATTTGATCTGTTAGACCGTCTTGATATTTGTAGATCACAGGATAATTTTCTGTATCGGAACTGTCAATCCATAGATCTCCAGTTACTAATGCTGTACTATCGCTCTGTAAAAGGGGTCTTGTTGAGCTCACAATAGGACCTGCTGGATCTGTTCCATTAGCATAGTATGGAGCTGCTCCTAAAACTATTCCACTGCTGCCATCGTATTTGTATCCGACCCAAGCTGAACCGTTATGGATCATGATGTCAGTTTCGTCAACAATGCTGCTAAACCATCTTTGTCCGTCAGCTGGATCGTTTAACGGAGCATCGGGTGATGCTACATATCCAGTAGCTGTTCCTGACAATGGGACATAATTGCTGATCACATAATCAAAGTCGCTGCTAACACTAGGAGAACCATAGAAATTAGCAGTACCAGATCCGTTAGTGATATCAAACTCAACAAATCCTGCATCTGTAAACAAGTCATCACCGTCGACAATTCGAATTTCACCACCTAGTTTGTGTGTAATTGTTAGTTTTCCGTCAACTACAGTTGCTTCAACATTAACTAATGCTGAATTATTAATTGCTTGACGCAGTGTGTTAGCATCAGCACCTGTACCTGCCGCTGTAAAAGAGATCGACACAGGACTTGAAAGAGCGGAATTGTTTACAAGGCTTTCTCTTACGCTAAAAGTATAAGAACCACTAAATGTACCTGTTCCGATTGTGTCCGATACTGCCGATGTTACACCTTTGGTTCTTCTAGAGAAAATCTTAAAGCTAGCAGTCTGAGGTGTATTGTCGTAGCCAGTGTCTTCAGTGTAGTTGTATTGAACATAGATTGTATCTTTATCAATACCTAGACCACCACTGGTTTTGTTTACGCCATAGATAGCACCTTGAGCATTTGCTGCCAACGGAGCTGATACTTCTAACCAAGATTTTGCTGAAGTATTCCAACGCTTAACTCTCCAACGTGCTCCTAGATTAGGATCAGTTGTTTTAACCCAAATAGAACCGCTTGGTCTAGAAAATGATGCGTTCGATTTCCACTGCGGAACTTGTG